TTACAATAGGTGAGTGTAGAAGATTATTTGATGATTGGGATAAGCTACCTGAAGAAGTACAATTAATTATAGCTAATATGATGTTTAATATGGGTAGACCTAGACTATCTAAATTTAAAAAGATGATACAAGCCATTAGAGATGGTGATTGGATTGAAGCAGGAAATCAGATGCAGGACTCAAGATGGTACAAACAAGTGACAAACAGAGCAGACAGACTTATATCTCGAATGAAAGCAGTCGGCTTGAGTTAAAAAAACAAGAGTTTAGAAAAAGGCATATAGAAAACTTAAAAGAGTTTTTTAAACCTAGAAAGAGAAAGTTTATAAAATATGGCTAGAAAACTAACAGAAAGACAACAAAAATTTCTTGATGCGTTGTTTGCAGAAGCAAATGGTAGTATTAAAGATGCTAAAATTATTGCAGGATACTCACCTAATACAAATAACCATGAGATAATAAAGTCAATGAAAGAAGAGATATTAGAAGCCACACAAACCTATATGGCAAGTAATGCACCTCTTGCTGCAATGGCTATGGTTGGTGGTTTGTATGACCCTACAGAGTTAGGTATAAGAGATAAAATGACTGCAGCTAAAGAGTTATTAGATAGAGCAGGTCTTGTAAAAACTGAAAAGATGCAGGTTGAAAGCACAGGTGGTGTTATGTTACTGCCACCAAAGAATCAAAATTCAGATGAGTAGAAGTTTAGGCAAGTGGAAACTACCACAGCCAACTGACATGAGAGAAGATTCAGAGTGGCTACAGATACCTAGAATAGCTAGAACTATACCGTTTGGGTATAAACAGAATGAAGAAGACCCTGAGATATTAGACCCAATAGAATTAGAACTTGAAGCATTAGAGTTAGCAAGAAAACATATAAAACAATATTCATACAGAGAGGTTGCTAATTGGCTAACAACAAAAACAGGAAGACAAATATCACACGTAGGTTTACGAAAGAGATTAGCAAATGAGCAACAGCGTAAGAACAAAGCTAAAACTCTCAAAATCTGGGCTGAATACGCAACGAAGGCAATCGAGAAAACGAAAGCCATCGAAACCCAAAGAACAGGTGCAAGAACTTAAAAAAGAGATAAGTCCAAGTTTAGACGTTGTAGAAAGTCTACCTGAACAAGAACACAACGTAGCATTTAAACCAAACGAAGGACCTCAAACAGAGTTTCTAGCAGCAGGTGAAAGAGAAGTTTTATACGGAGGAAGTGCTGGTGGTGGCAAGTCGTTTGCCATGTTAGCAGACCCTCTAAGATATATGGGTCATTCACAGTTTAGTGGATTACTATTGCGACATACTACAGAAGAACTTAGAGAACTTATATTTAAATCTCAAGAGTTATATCCTAAAATATGGAAAGGTATAAAGTGGTATGAGAGAAAGATGCAATGGGTAGCACCATCAGGTGCAAGACTATGGATGTCATACCTTGATAGAGATGAAGACGTTATGCGTTATCAAGGTTTAGCATTTAGTTGGATAGGATTTGACGAATTAACACAGTGGTCAAGTCCGTTTGCTTGGAATTATATGCGTTCACGTTTACGTTCTACAGCATCTGACTTACCTATATTTATGAGAGCAACAACAAACCCCGGTGGAATAGGACATATGTGGGTTAAAAAAATGTTTATTGACCCTGCTCCTTACGGAAAGGCATTTGATGCAACAGATATTGAAACAGGAGAAACCCTTAAATACCCATCAGGACATCCTAAAGCTGGGAAGTCTTTATTCAAGAGGAGATTTATTCCTGCAAGATTATCTGATAATCCATACCTCGCAGAAAGTGGAGACTATGAAGCAATGCTACTTTCCCTTCCTGAACAGCAAAGAAGACAACTCTTGGAAGGTGATTGGGATATTAAAGAAGGTGCAGCGTTTACTGAGTTTAACAGGGATATACATGTTGTTGAACCATTTTCTATCCCTAGTAATTGGGTTAAGTTTAGGGCTTGTGACTATGGTTATGGTAGTTACTCAGGTGTTCTTTGGTTTGCTGTCTCACCTGAAGAACAGCTTATTGTATATCGTGAACTCTATGTATCGAAAGTTCTTGCAACAGACCTAGCAGACATGGTATTGGATTTAGAGTCTGAGGATGGCAATATAAAGTATGGTGTACTAGACTCTAGTTTGTGGCATAAAAGAGGTGATACAGGTCCTTCACTTGCAGAACAAATGATTACAAGAGGTTGTAGATGGAGACCTTCAGATAGAAGTAAAGGTTCTCGTGTTGCAGGTAAAAACGAAGTACATAGAAGATTACAGGTAGATGAGTTTACAGAAGAACCAAGACTTATATTTTTTAACACCTGTACAAATATAGTGGCACAATTACCCTCTATACCGTTGGATAAGAAAAATCCTGAAGACGTAGATACTAAAGCAGAAGACCACTTGTATGATGCACTAAGATATGGTATAATGACAAGACCTAGATTTAGTATATTTGACTATGACCCAATGGGCAGACCATCAAACACAATGCCTATGGCAGACTCAACATTTGGATATTAAGGAATAAATTATGGCAGAAGATGAACTAATGATGGAAGAAGATGCAATATCTCTTGAAGATGCAACTGATTCTGAACTTCAAGATACAGGTATTAGTAATCTTGTTGATTATGTAAAGGCACAATACAAAAGAGCAGAAGACTACAGAGACCAAGATGAAGATAGATGGATAAGAGCATATAGAAACTATCGTGGTTTATATGGTCCAGATGTACAGTTTACAGAACAAGAAAGGTCAAGAGTCTTTATAAAGATTACAAAGACAAAAACTCTTGCAGCATATGGTCAGATTGTAGATGTGCTGTTTGGTGGTAATAAGTTTCCTATCAGTATAGAACCTACAGAGTTACCTGAAGGTGTTGTTAGTGATGTAAATTTTGACCCAAAAGAACCTGAACAACTTCGTAACAGAGATGATATGGAGTCACCATATGGCTTTGCAGGAGATGGTCAAGATTTACCTGCAGGTGCGACAGCTAAAAGTTTACAGGAAAAGTTAGGACCTTTAAAAGATAAACTACAAGATATTGAAGGTTTAAAAGAAGGTGTTGGTAAAACTCCTACAGCTATAACATTTAGCCCTGCTATGGTTGCAGCTAAGTCTATGGAGAAAAAGATTACTGACCAACTAGAAGAATCAAATGCTTCTAAACATTTACGTAGCACAGCCTTTGAAATGGCACTTTTTGGTACAGGTGTTATGAAAGGACCTTTTGCTATCGATAAAGAATATCCAAATTGGGATGATGATGGTAATTATAATCCTGTCTTTAAAACAGTTCCACAAATAAACAATGTATCTATTTGGAACTTTTATCCTGACCCTGATGCAAAGAACATGGAAGAAGCTACATTCGTTGTAGAACGACATAAGATGTCACGTTCTGAACTTCGTAGTCTAAAAAAGAGACCATATTTTAGAGACAATGTTATTGAAGAAGCAATACAAGATGGTGAGAACTACGTTAGAAAAGATTGGGAAGATGATTTATCTGACTATGCACCTGAATATAAAGTTGAAAGATATGAAGTATTAGAATATTGGGGTGTATGTGATATAGAGATGCTAAACGAAGAAGGCATTGAAATACCAAGTGAGATGCAGGACTTTGATGAAATACAATGTAATGTGTGGACATGTAATGGTAAACTACTACGAGTTGTAATAAATCCATTTAAACCTGCTAAGATACCTTATATGGCATCACCATACGAACTTAATCCATACTCATTCTTTGGTGTAGGTCTTGCTGAAAACATGGATGATACACAGACTTTAATGAATGGTTTTATGAGAATGGCAGTCGATAACGCTGTATTGTCAGGTAACTTACTTATAGAGGTAGACGAAACAAATCTAGTTCCGGGACAAGATTTATCAGTATATCCGGGAAAAATATTTAGACGACAAGGCGGCGCCCCGGGACAAGCTATCTTTGGTACAAAGTTTCCAAATGTATCAAATGAGAACATGCAGTTATTTGACAAAGCTAGACAATTAACAGACGAAGCAACAGGGCTACCATCGTTCTCACATGGGCAAACAGGTGTCACAGGGGTAGGTAGGACTGCTTCAGGCATTTCTATGCTTATGAACGCTGCTAGTGGCAGTGTGAAGACGGTTATTAAAAACGTAGATGATTATCTACTAGCACCTCTCGGTAAAGGTATGTTTCGTTTTAACATGCAGTTTGACTACGACCCTAATATAAAAGGTGATTTAGAAGTTAAAGCTAGAGGAACTGAAAGTCTCATGGCTAACGAAGTTAGGTCACAAAGGCTTATGCAGTTTATGCAAGTTGCAGCAAGTCCTGCTCTTGCACCATTTGCAAAGTTTCAGTATATTATTCGTGAGATTGCAAAGGCACTTGACTTAGACCCTGATAAGGTTACAAACAATATGGATGAAGCTGCGTTACAAGCAGAGATAATGAAAGGTTTCCAACAACCCCAAGATGAGCAACAACCCCCTGTAGCAGGTGCTAACCCTGCAGACCCAACAGGTGCAGGTGGTGGAACAATAGGAACAGGACAAGCACCAGTTCCGGGTGAGCAAGGATTTACAGGAGTACCTCAAGAAGGTGGACAAACAAATACTCAGCCAACTCAAGCCGTTGGTCAACAACCACAAACAACTCCAAGCATTCAATAGTTACCTAGAAGAGTTAATTACTCAACAACATAGGGCTATGGAGCAAACAGAGAATGCTGTACTAATGCACAGGTCGCAAGGTGCGATTGCTGTATTGCGTAAGTTAAAGTTATTAAGAGATGAAGTAAATGGCTAATTTAAATGAGCAGACAGAAAATACTTTTTATGGTTTTACTCCAAAAGGTTTAGAACAGGAAACACAAAAATTTATTCTAGACCCTAAAGAAGAACAAAAAAGAAAAGAAGATGCAATTAAAGCCACAAAAAGTATTGGAACTGGAATTGTAACAGGAGCATTAGGATTACCTTCTGATTTATTAGATTTAGCCACACTCGCAAATGACTTATCTGCCGACTATGCTGGTAATATAGTATCAAAAGCAGTACAACCAAGATTAAATGAACTACAACAAAAATATGGTAGAGATGCTTTTGACAAAGCATTTACAGAGGTAACAGGTATAAAATCTGATGCTAGTGACCCTGCCCAACTAGTAGGTGAATTAATAAGTTTAGGAAGTGTTATTAAATATGGTGCTAAAGGAGTAGGTGCAGTTGCTGAAGGGATAAGCACAGTAGCTGACCAAACTAAAAAGGCACTTCAACCACAAGCTGTTACACCTGAAGGTATTACTATGCCTGTTGATACAGGTACGACAGATAGCACAATACTTAAAAGTGTAGTAGGTAAAGATTCTCCTGTAGGACAAGAAGCATATTCAAAATTTTTACAAAAAGGATTTGATAAAGTAGAACCTACACCTGAAAATATGGCGAAAGCTATAACAGAAACAGGTGGTTTCATTTCAAAAGACGGTAGCTTTAGGGCAATAATTGACCCAACTAAAGCAACTTTTAATACTAAAAACGTGGATTTACTTGAGGGTGGTACTTTAGGAGACCCTTTTTATGAAAAGGCAGCTTTAGATATTAATAACAAAGCAGGTCTTAAAATAGACATTGCTAAATTTACTGAAAGAATGGAATCTGATTCTTTAACAATAGGTGATTTACTTGACTACGAAGGTTTGTATAGTCAGTTTGACCAACTACCCCCTTCAGGTAAGCCATTTGTTA